TCATCTTGATAATACCAACATTTGAGTAGTGGTAATCAAAATAACTTTCAAAGTTATCCATGTTGACCATTACCTTGGCGTTTTTTATTGTTAAACAAACCTTTGTGTTTTCATCAAGTAGTTGTAACAAGTCACGATCATTTGTGTAAACAATCTTATTCTCATTTGGGGAATTCATTGAATAGTATGCTATGCCATCATCAGCTTCGCAACCATCAATCTCGACCTGCCTAATTGATAATTCTTCTAGGTATTGTTTGATTCGGATTCTTTGTCGATCCAAATCGTGTTTTTCATCAATTGTTACTTTATTGTCACGGTTTTGTTTGTAGTACGGATAGTAACCTTGTCTATATTCCTTAGACCCTTTACCTTCCCAAAATACAACAACCTTTGTGACTGCGTAATCTTGATAGAATCTTTTAATCGTGTTGATAAAGTGGAATATGGTACCAACGCTACCTTCTTTTCCTTGAAGTTGCTTGGTACCATGAAATCCTTGCTTTAGAAGATATTCACCATCGATAAGTAGTGAGTTAATTGTTGTATTAACTTTGTGTCTTATTGGTTTATTAATCTTCATCAGAATAAGAGATTTTTTGGTTAACCTCATATTCCTCTAACTCGAAGTTAGCGTCATCTATTTTACTAGCCCAGTACTCAAAAGTTTCTTTCTTGTACAAGTCTAACGCTGCTTTATTATCACGTTTGTCATCAGTGATGAATCCGTGTGGCGTAACAATAATTTTTGAGTCAGCGTAACCAAGACCATTGATATGGTTTTTGTCCACAGTAACTTTGGTTCTTGTTGCAAAGTTAATTTTTCTTCCTTTGCTTGTTGCATCAATTTTGTTGATACCACCATCAGCTTCATTACCAAAACGGAAAACTAATGTAGCTGCTTGGTAGATAGCCTCACCACCTTTTGGTTTCATCTTAGGTTGACCCATTGGTGAATCTGGAAGTCTAACCCATGGTAAGTTACATACAACCAAACCGTTTAAGTATGGTGATGTTTCCTTACGGCTGTTGTTGATTCTTTGGTTAATACCCATGTTAATCTTTTCAGCCAATACACCAGCGGTATGTTGTTTACCACCCTTACCTTCCCATGTCATTTTACACGGTACTGAACCAACTGAATCCCAGAAGAAACAAACATCATAAGGTAAATCACCTTTTGCTTGCATATCTAAAACCTCATTGATGTAATCGGTAACTTGTTCGATGAAATTAAAGTCATCACGGTAAAGGAAGAATCCATCCCATTCACCAGTTTCTTCGTTTCTTGAACAATCCAACCCCATAAGTTGACAATGTTCAAAACTCCATTTTTTTTCTGTTACCAAATAAACTGGTAAGATACCTTTTCTTTGCGCATCAACTGATGCAGCGATTAATGCGCTTGTTTTACCAGTATTGGTATGTCCAAGTAACATATTAATGTGACCCATGCATGGACCTGGTACGCCAGATGCTTCCAAGAATGCTTCACCACAACTCAAAAATAAATCTGATTTGTATTTAGTTGTCGTACTCATTTTCTTTTTGAGGTCATCAAAAGAAAATTCTTTTTTCTTAACTGCCATATATATTTTGTATTTTTTTTTGTAAAAAAAAGCATGGACACATACTTGGACATAATGTCCGAGTTAATATCCATGCTTAAGATTTATTTTTTAGAACGGTAAATCGTCAATCTTTAACTGACCTGCTGGTGCGCTTTCTTCTTCAACACCACCATCAACATCACCACCGTCAGTATCTTCAGACATAGCAACTGGTGCTGGTGTCTCATACTTAGTTTTAGGTGTTGGTGCAGCAGAACCAGTGTAAGTGCTTACACCATCCTCAACTTTGGCAACAAAACATTTTTGCTCAGCATCCCAGATTGGTTCGCTACCTTCTGCAACAATGTTTAAATACTCAATAGATTTTTTCTTGAAGACATCAGTCCAAGCCATTGGATCGCTTAACCATTCAACTGATTGGTTTTCGTCCTCAGACAATTTAGACTCTCTATCAGGGATGATAGATGCAACTTTAGTAAAACCAACTTTGCTGTCTTTTGATTTATCTCTAATCATAGAGATTGTGATGTCAAAACCTTCGAACGGATTCCAGAACGCTCCGTACTTTTTAACAAGTGGTGCAATTTTGTCCATAATACCTGAACCGTCTTGTACTGCTGGGAATCTCCAGAATTTAACACCTTCGTGTTCTTTACCACGTTCGATAACACGAACGATGAAGAATTGGCGAGACTTGTAATTGATAGCCAATTTTTTGTCTTCTTTGTCTGCACTCTTCATTAAGAATTTGTACATTTCATTCAACGGTGAATCGTCACCATCTTGTGATGGATCGTAAAGTTTTGTCCATCTTTTACCAATTTTTAGGTTGTGGAAGTAACCAACTTTGTACCACTTAGTTGGGTCATCTTGGTTAGGAAGAATCCTAACTGATTTTTCACCACTTTGCGCACCCTCATCAAGTGCAATTGTGAAATACTTTGTTAAGTCGACAGAACTAGATTGGGTAGTCTGTGTTGTTTTCGACTTTGCTTTTTCATAGTCGGCCAGAGTGTCTGTTGCGGCCTTGGACCAATCGATTTTCTTGTAGTCAATCATAATTATATAAATTTTATGCTACAAAAGTAAGAACAAAAACCACAAAAAACAAGTTTCTGGGTAAATATTTTTAAAAATTTAGAAAATCGACTTGTATTTTTTAACCCCAAACACTAATAAACCTCTATAAACAGAGGTTGTTTCGTTTTGACTTGCATTTACCGCTGTAACCGCTAAAGACTGTATTGGCATTTCAAGCATACCCATCATTGATAGCGTTATACCAGTAACACCGTTGACACTTATAACAACTGTATCATTAGTGTTACCTAAAGTTATAAAGCCATAATACTCTATGGTATAATCAGCCTCATTTACAAAACCTATCGCTGGATCCCCAACTGTTAATTTTTGTGTAATTAATTCTTGTTGTATGTGTCTCATTATTAATAGTTACTTACTGGTTTTTCGTTATTGTTCGCATTATAAAAACTATTTTTAATGTCAGTTGCGTTATAATTATTCATAAGACTGTCCATCATCGATAATTTATCTGGTCTGTTTTCGAGATCAGTTTGCGTTTTTGGTGCGGTACCACCCATATATTCATCTTGAGTTACACTAAAAGGGTATGAATCTTTAGCCAACGCTTTTCTTCTTTCACCCTCTGTTGGTGGTCTCATCAACTCAACTTGTTTTGTTAAAGCGTTCATTTGTTGAATAACGGAATCCATTTTTTGTAATCCTTGCTCAACACCATTAATTTTATTAATGATAGCCTCAATTTTAGTACTTGAATCAGCAATTTTTTGGATAATACTATCTGTTTTACCACCCAATTCTTTGCTTGTATTAACTAAATCAGTTACATCAATTTCGGTGTCTCCTTCTGGAGCAGCTTCTGGGGCAACAGCGGTTGTATCAACACCAGCATCTGCGGCTGGAACTTCTTCAGCACCACCCATTTCAGCATCTGGAACAGCTGTATCAACACCAGCATCTGCGGCTGGAGCCTCGGCACCCATTTCAGCATCTGGAACAGCTGTATCTTCAGCTGGAACTTCTTCCGCTGGAGCATCTTCTTCTGCTTCATAAAATTTATAATGATGACCCTCAGATAATTTCTCTTGGTAGGCCATAATGCTATTAAATCTTTTTACCTCTTCGGATAATACTTTATTTAAATTTTTGCTCATCTTAAATATGTTTTACGACTGTGACTTATTGGTGATTCTTCTCTTAGTAATTCTCTACCATCTTCCATCATTAATTTCTTTTCAATTAATGTTCTTTCAATTAAACCGTCTTTTGTTTTTACGTAACAAACCCCAGTTTTAATATCGCAAACTTCTTCACCCATTTGTGCTTCTTCAATTTTTTTACCCAAAAATTGGTCTAGTTTACTGTTAAAATTGCTCATATGCTTTTATTTACTATAAATATCTGATATTTTAATAAAAGTTGGTATTATACCAAACTTATTAAAATTACCTTATTTTACCATTTTAATTTATCGTTAGTGTCATTCATTCGTTTAAGAAATTTAACAGCGTTTACGCTTCTCTTATACGGTGCTGTGTTACTTTCTTCACTATGGTATTTATCCCAACCTTGGTTGCAATTAAAACAAACTTCAGTTTTCCAGGCAAAAACATATGCGGCAACATAAGCTTGTAATTCATCAGGTGTTAAACCACCAACATTACTTGTAGCAACAGTAAAATTTTGTTGTATCTCTT